CATGATGAACAGCAGCGCATCCAGATCCTACTAAACAAAACGAGGGAGGAAATCGCTCGTGATCACATCACTCGTGCAGAAGTTAGGCAAGACCTTGAAAAGATTATGGAACGCTTTGACGCAGGCTTTGAAAGGCTTGAAGCAAAGATTGATGCCCTCGCCAAAAAAGGACAATGAGGATGGCCACTAAATCCGGGGTCAATGCAGCAGGAAACTACACCAAGCCTGGGCTTCGCAAGAAGATTGTGGCCCAGGTCAAGGCCGCTGCAACGCATGGCACAGGCGCTGGAAAATGGTCCGCGAGGAAGGCACAGTTAGTAGCTAAAAAGTATAAACAAGCCGGTGGAGGTTATCGTGATTAGGAAAGTAAGAAAATTTAGTGAGGGCGGGTCTTCAAGTTACGAAGGCTATGTACCCTTAAACAAAAAAGGCGCGGTAATTATTGACGAGAAATCGGCAACCCGTGAAGATAAGGCTAGAGGGGCAAAAGAAGCTTTTGATAGAGATCTTGAGGGTATGCGTTCTGCTTATGAAAGTTACAAGAGTAAATCCGATCCCACCAGTCAAGAAATATCTAGACGGTTGTCTAGGGCCGATGAAGAGGCAATTAAAAAAGTACAGCGTGCTGGTAGAGAATCTGATTTGACAAGCGAAAGAGAACGTAACCGTTACAGAGCCGCTGATAAATATGCAAAAGGTGGTATGGCTAAAAAGCCTGTAACCAAAGGAAATAAACCGGTTTCTGCGAGTAAGTCGATTAAAACTGCAAAAGTCCCGGCTAAGTCAGGGCAGCGATTAAAGAGAAGATGAGGTGAAAGCGCCGCAGCAATCATTGAAGGATTGGGGCGACCAGAAGTGGCGCACCAAGAGCGGTAAGCCGTCCAGCAAGACAGGTGAGCGCTATCTTCCTGAAGCGGCTATCAAGGCGTTAACTCCGGCAGAATATGCGGCAACGACCCGCGCAAAACGCGCAGGTAAAAAAGCAGGTAAGCAGTTTGTAAAACAGCCTAAGTCGATTGCTGAAAAAACAGCGAGGTACAGATGAAAGCTAAAAATAAATTTCCAGACCTTAACAAGGACGGAAAAGTTACTCGGGCCGATGTGCTTAAGGGACGAGGCGTGCCAGGGCTTAAAGGCGGTGGTTTATATGCCAATATTCAAGCCAAACGTAAACGAATAGCTGCTGGATCAGGGGAAAAAATGCGTAGCCCAGGATCTAAAGGCGCTCCATCAGCAGGCAATTTTGCTCGTGCTGCTCAAACTGTAAAAAAGGGGAAATAATCATGGCTGGACGTGGTATGGGCGCGGCAACACGCGGTGGTGGCGCAGTCACCTCGGGTCCTCAAAACAAGATGCTGAGTGAAACCAGCAAAACCAGTGGCCCTGTGATGATGGAACATGGCGGTGCAGTCAATCAGCACAAGCGCATGGCCATGGGCAAGCCCATCAAAAAAATGGACGGCGGCATGATGTCCAAGGGTTACGCTGCTGGCGGTGCTGCTAAGAAAAGGGACGGCGGCATGATGTCCAAGGGGTACGCTGCTGGCGGTGCTCTTAAGAAAATGGCCAAACGTGCTAAATAGTGGCCTATCTTATCAGCAACATACCGTACTTTAAGTGCTGGGTTAGGCGCGAGTTTACCCATATGCACAAGAAGTACCAAGGCGAGTATTTGCATGCAAACGTCATTGCGGTAAATACGATGCCGGATCGTTGCCTGAGTTTTCAGATTGTGTTTACGGGGTGTGAAAGCCACGTAGATGGCTCTGAGAACGTGCATGGGGGAGCCATGTGGGCGCGCATGCCTATCACTGCACTGGTGGGAGACATCCCACTGGAGGAGTGGCCGGAACGTATGCCGACGCACATGGCCCAACCTTGGGACTGCCCGTCGCATCATCACACGGTGATCAAGTTTGCGCGGACGAGCCCTAGCCCTTGGTTATGCAAAATTGATGGCGAGTTTTATACAGGCCGGTATTTGTTCACCGTGGACTACACGGAGAGCGAGGTTGCTGATTGCCCTGCGCAGCACAAACAAAGTCACGTCTTGATTTTGACTGACGCAGGGAAGTGGACAGGCAACATCGTGGCCCTGCCAAACAACCGAGTTAGGGTCACAAGTCCTGCGTTTTGGCAAACAGGCGAGGGCGCACCTGACTTTAGGCCAAGCCAGTGGACGCATTGTGCAGAGCAAGATGATTCGTATATGGACACGCAAACAACCTTTGATAACCTGTACAGCAGATGACCACTTCAGGAACGACCGACTTCAACCTTTCGATCGATGACTTGATCGAAGAGTCCTTTGAGCGATGCGGCATGCGCCCCACAGCGGGCTATCAGTTGTCGTCTGCGCGACGGTCTATGAATTTGCTGTTTCTTGACTGGGCCAATCGTGGGTTGAACCTCTGGACCATTGAGCAAGCGACTTACACCTTGTCTCCTGGAGGATACGAAATTACGCTTGGATCAGATACGGTCAACGTGCTCTCAGCGGTAATTCGTCTGCCTGATGTAAGTCCCCAGCAGGACATCAGCCTTGATCGAATCAGTCGGGAAGAGTACCTGGATCTGCCCAATAAGACTGTGCAAGCGCAGCCTGCTCAGTTGTACGTACAACGTGCTAATACGTTCAAGGTTTTCTTGTATCCATCGCCTGATCTTGCTTACACGCTAGTCTATTATCGGATTCGTCGCATTCAGGATGCAGGGATCTATACGAATACAGCAGACGTCAACTTCCGCTTTTTGCCGTGCCTTGCTTCAGGGCTTGCGTATCAGATCTCGCTCAAGTACGCGCCTGAGCGTACCGTCATGTTGAAGCAGATCTACGAAGAAGACTTCGCGCGCGCGGCGGCGGAAGATCGTGACACAGCAAGCGCACTTTTTATTCCCGACTTCGGGCAGTAAGTCATGGCCTTTGCAACAGGCAAATTCTCGTTCGGCCTGTGTGATTACTGCGGCCAGCGGTACTCCTACAACACGCTGCGCAAGAACTGGCGTGGGTTCATGGTTTGCCCTGACGACTATGAGCCCAAAGAGCCACAGCTTTACCCGCTTAAGTACCGAGGTGATGCAATTGCGCTTAAAGACCCTCGCGTCGATCGCATTGAGCCGGTTACAATCTACCTTGGAAGCCCTGGCTTTAGCGCGCCGTTCCAAAGCATTGGTTCTGGGTTCAGTACCGTCAATCGCACCAACATGCAGCCGTATCCACCCCAGACTTTTGTTACTGGATACGGGTTTGTTGGCAACGTCATCGTGGTGATTTCATGACTTACGACGAGCTCGTCACTAATATTCGGAACTACACTGAAGTAGACAGTAATGTTTTCACAAACTCGGTGATCAACACGTTCATTACGATGGCCGAGAACCGCATATTGAGGGACATTGACCTGGATTACTTTAAGAAAGAATCCACAGCGTCGATGACTTCGGGCAATAAGTTCTTGACGGCCCCCTCGGACATTCTCACGCACCGTTATTTGATGCTCACGGTGCCTTCCACCGGTGACCAAGTTTTTTTGGATTTCCGGGACACGTCATTTATGAAGGAGTATTGGCCCGATGGCACTGATACGGGGGTCCCGAAGTATTACTCGGTATGGGATCAAAGCTCGTTTTATGTTGCCCCAACGCCCAATGCAAATTTCGCTGTTGAATTAGGCTATATCTATCGTCCTGCGCAGCTTTCCAGCACCAACACGACCACCTGGATTAGCTTAAATGCACCAGAAGCCCTTTTGTATGCCTGCTTGATCCAGGCTTACAGTTACACCAAGGGACCACCGGAAATGTTGAGTTACTTTAACCAGAGTTATCAACAGGCTATCCAGGGTCTGGGCATTGAACAGCAAGGTCGCCGTAGACGTGATGAGTACAGAGATGGCATGATTCGTCTACCTATTAAATTGGAGAGCCCTGGGCCATGATCGGATCTGCTGGTGGTGCCTTACTTGGTGAATTCAAAGTAACCCACGTCTCGGGACGTGGCTTTTCGCCTGAAGAAGTGGCCGAAATGGCGCTTGAAAAAATTGTTTACGTGGGCGCAAATTCGCACCCTGCCATTCGCGATCAAGCAGAGGCTTTCAAAGCTCAAATTCGTGAAGTGTTAGTTCGTTATATGCATCAAGCGGTAGCCTCACATAACACCACGCTCATGAATCGTTTTCGGGAGGCTGGGCACCCCGAGTTGATTAAGCTATTGGAGAATTAACATGGCAATTTCTGTAACGACCGCAATGCCGACTTCATTTAAGGTATCCATTTTGCGGGCATTTCACGATTTTACCGCCTCTACAGGCAATACATTTAAACTTGCTTTGCTTAAAGCGACCGCAGCAGGAAGTGGCACGTTTGGTGCAGCCACCACCAACTATACCGACATGGGCTCTGATGAGTTAGGTGCAACAGGCGGCTACTCGACAGGGGGCAATACGCTTACCTCTGTTACGCCTACCTCGGATGGCACGACGGCTGTCTGCGACTTTGACAATACCACATGGTCAGCGGCAACCTTCACGACCTGTGGAGGCTTGATTTATAACTCTTCTACTGTTGGTGGAACGTCAGGCCGTGCCTGCGCGGTCTTGAGTTTTGGTGGTGACCAGCAGGTCACTTCTGGGGACTTTCAAATTCAGTTTCCTTCCCCTGCCGCATCGACCGCAATCATCCGCATTGCTTAAGGCTATGGTGTGTCGGCTACTACCTACAACGTAGGGTGGGGGGACTCTAGCTGGGGGATTAACGGCTGGAGCGGGGTTGCTCCGGCTTACGCCGTTGACGGCGTATCGGCTACAGGCAGTGTAGGTACGATCGCACTGGTCATTAACAGCAATGTTGCTGTCAACGGCGTTGTTGGTACGGGTGCTATTACAGCCCCTGTACCACTTGTTATTAAGGCTGTTACAGGGGTCGGTGCAGCGGGAGACGTGGGCAACGCTGCGCTTCTCCTTACCAAAGAGCCTACAGGTGTCGCGGGCACGGGAGATGTAGGCACCGTTGTCATTTCTCATACGTTCACGGTCACCGGTGTTACTGGCGCGGGAGACGTGGGCAATGTAGGATTACGGGTTGACGATACCGAGATTCCCATAGGTGTTGAGGGTAGTGGTGACATCGGTACTGTGGTTAAATTGGTGCGGTATGCCGTAAGCGGCGTTGAGGCGACGGGTTCGGTTGGCAATGTTTCTCTTGCATCAAAAATCGTTCCCACAGGCGTTGAAGGCACTGGTTTTGTGGGCACCGTATTAATTCGAGGATGGACCGTGGTTGATGATTCCCAGAACGCCACGTGGACGGCAGTAAGTAACGCGCAAGCTGCTTCATGGGTAGATGTTAACGATGCACAGTCAACGACCTGGGTCGAAGTTGATATAGCAGCGTAATTAGGAGCATTTCATGACTGTTAACCGCACAACCCTTTTAGATCTTCCCCTCCCAGTCACGGGTACGGAGTCGGGTACTTGGGGCGATACGACCAATAATGGTTTGACGCAATACATGGATATTGCGATTGCGGGTATGTCTAACCTGACAAGTGCCGACTTCACAGCGGGTGCTTTAACGATTGAAACCACGGAAGGCGATTCATCGGCAACGAATATCAGCGCAACGTCAGCGCAATATGCAGGCTTCAGGGTCAGTTCACTTGCTGTTAACTCCACGATCACGGTGGGCAATACGGGTACAAGCCCTGCTCGGTCATATCGACTGATTAACGCAGACGCTACTTATAGCCTGACGTTTAAAGCCACGGGCCAGACGGGTGTGACATTGCTCCCCGGACAGTCGGCTGTTGTTGCTTTTAACGGTACGGACTATGTGATTGTTGGTGTGGTTGGTGCTGGATCGACGACCGATAACACTGTGCCAAGGTTTGATGGCACGACAGGTGAGATTTTACAAAGCAGTGGCGTCACGATTGATGACT